TTATTTATTTAGCAAAAGGCACACAAAACATAACAAATATTTTTGGTCCATTAATAAAAACAATTGTTGGTTTATTTACTGTCATTACAGGTGATGTTGTTGATGTTACCGCTGAAGGAACAAAAACTGTTGTTAATGCAACAGCCGGAACAATTGATAAAGGGTTAACTGCTGTTCAAGACATTACCCCAAATACTCCAAATTCTAATTTCAAGACACAGCCAGTCCAGCAGCAACAACCTGACCTTATGGCTAATAATACTTTAAATAAAGCATTAAATACCTCCCAAAATACACAGTCGAGTAGCACAGATTATCAAGCAGACGAATCGACAAGTAATATTCAAGGAGGAACATCAAAGTCCGGATGGTGTTATATCGGAGAAGATAGAGGATTCAGAAGTTGTGCACAGATAGGAGAAAATGATAAATGTATGTCGGGAGATATTTTTCCAACACAAGAAATATGTGTCAATCCAAATTTAAGAAGTTAAAACCGTCGCAAATAACCTAGTTTAGTAAATTTGTTACCATTATGACATTATAAAAAATAAAATATATTTTATTTTATTTTTTTATTACAATTAGACCAATTAAGCCAATTAATGTTTAACAGGCATAGATGGATTGAACGTATCACCAGCACCAAAGAAAAACCATCGTAGAGACAAATAATCACGGTTACGGTCAAGAAGTCCGTTTCCGCCTATCAATGTTGTATTAGGTCCTTTAGCAACTATTCTTTGGATAGCTGCTGTGCCTAAAGCATAATTGAAATATTGTAAATTAGAAACATATCCGTCAAAACCTCCATTTGCTCCAACAAAGACGTCGCCATAATTTTGTTTTGGCACACCAGTTAGTTGCAAGCTTCTTACAATGGTGCCGTTTGTATAAATATCCATTGTTGTATTTTGACATCTAATAATAACATTTAACCATTTATTAATTGGGATATCAGGAATAACAACCTCTTCATTAATAACATTAAATGTATTCATCATAACAATTAATTTATTTGTGTATGGTGCTAAATATAAACCAGGAGCATTATTTGGCGAATTTAAGCCATTTTGTTCTAAATTACTATTACCTTTGTAAAATACATGTTTATATTGGCCCTCTAAATATTGTAATCCATTAATAAAAATCCAAGTAGACCATGTGAACTCAAGGCCGTCTGTCGCATTTATTGACCTATAAATTGTAACAGCGTCATTTCCACTTGGGTCCTGAGGAAAAATAACCATTTGTTTTGCGTCGACCATACCATTAATTAATAAAGGAGAATCATTTGGTTTAAAGAACCATGATATTACTGAAATGCCTATTCTTAATAATATGACAAAAGCAAAAATAACTAAGAATAAAAATGCAAATTTTGCTACTAAACTATTTGACTCTAAAAATTCTTTAGTTCCTGAAGTTCCTTTACTTGTAGAAAATGAATTATATGCTCCATTATCACTCATTATATATATTAAATAAATAAGAAAATTTTCGAAGTTATATTTTAAATTGTAACAGTACTTTGTGTTGTTCCATTTTCTACCAAAGAAATTTCAACTTGATATGAGTTGAACATGCTAGACCAACTGGCATATCCTTTAGTGTAAATATTCCAGGCGTCTTGGGGATTTATAGAATTAGGGTAGTATTGTAATTTAGAGGTCCAGCCATCAAACCCACCCAATGGTGTCACATGAATTTTTGTATTGTTATTTACACTGGCAACTCCCGGCAATAAACAGGTTCTTACTAATTTACCATCTATATATATATCCATCGACCTACCGTAGACATTCATGATTAAGTTTACCCATTTTTGAATTGGGATGTTTGATACACCACAAGTGTGAACAACTGTATTTCCACCTTTGGTTGTTGGTTCTTGATCTGCTCCTGGATAACATCCTAAAGAAATAGCAATATTATTTTCAACAGCTCCTAAAACAACCGCGGGACATGGGTCTACACCATCTATACCAGGAACTGAACCTTGACCAGGAGGACTCATCGCACCCATTCTTCCAAAAATAACTTTGGGTTCTCCGTAACGATAGTTCCAGTCATTTATATAGAACCAAACAGAGTATGCAAAGTTACTAGAAGGAACATCTGTTCCATTTGTTGCTAAAGAATCAGCTTCAATTATTGAAGATGTTTTTCCATCTTGAAGGTTTTGTAACGTGTAAGGGTCGCTCAATATATATTTCAATAACATGAAAATTAAAACAATTACGACGATTGTTATGACGATACTTAAAGGACTCATTGTATAATATAGATTAAGAAATTTTCTACTTAATTTATTGAATTAAATATTTATAATAATATTTATTAAATATTTAAAAATTATAATGTTTGGTTTATAGATTGAGATGTAGTGGTTATATTTTTGCTGGTTATTGTGGTATTTGAGTCATTTATAGTAGGCACAGTTTTATCTTTCACCATATTGTATAAATAATAAATATTACTATTTGTTAAAGCTCGTTTAAAATAAACTACACTACATATTCCCCCTTTTATACCATTTTCTTGGCCTATTGTTAAATTATCTAAAGTATAATAAGGAACAACTCCGATTTCGGATTTAACCAATTCTCCATTTAAAAATATGTCTAATACTCCTCCATTATAATTAATGATAATGTTGTTCCATTTTTGTAAAAGCATACCATGTTTTTTGTAAATAATTCTATTACCATTTTCTGTATAATCTATTAATTTATTTCTGGTTGTGGTTTCTAAATCTTTTTGTTCCATTGTTATCATTAGTGTATTCGTTTTTCCATTATATAATATATTTGGTTTTTCACCAAAATTCATTAGAGATGTATATTTCGCATAAGATGGGTTCATATTTGGGGCAGCAGAATCTAAAAATATCCATGATGAAATAGCATACTGATAGTCAAAAGAATCATTTCCGTTCAAATCTTGATATGTGCCTAAAGAATATAACGAATCTGTGCTGACAGGTTGGTTCACAAGTAAATCTCCTCCTTGAAGATTTATTTTATTGAATATAGATGGCATTGTAAAATATACTACAATCAGAATAATCGCAAGTATCAGTAATAATATAGAGCTTAATGATGTCGATTTATATTCGTTTGTAAACAAACCTACAGCAGAATCAAACAATCCTGAAAATAAACAAGGAATATAAAATATTAAATTTATTATAATATCGACAAAACTATTTTTTTTTGCATTATTAGCACCAGGCGCTTTAATAAAAATCAACTTGTATATCAAAGCAAGAACAACCACAACTAATAAAATATTCAACATAAAGCTGACCGTGCCCGAACTTCCAGAAAGACTTTGTAAATTATAAACTATCCACGCAATCAATAAACTCGATATAGTAAACCCAAATAAAGTTAATATCCCTCTTTTATAAAAATTTAACGTAGTCCCGTCAGTTTTTTCTCCTGAACTTTCTGGAAAGACTACACATATTAATAACATACTCCATAAAATGCAAATTAGTAACACGAGTATCATAACGGAAACTGAAGTTGAAATGTCGTTGAAAAATCCGCCCGGATAGTTGACTATGGCAACTGTTATAACTATTAAAAATATGAGAAATGAAATACTACCATATACAGAAAAATGCGAAAAATTGTTTAAAAAGTTTCCATCTGTATTTTCTTTTTTTGAAGACTTACTATCTGGTATTGTAAAAAGCACAATTAAATATAAAAATGAAAAAACCATTAATAATATTGTGATGATTAAAGATGAGCCAAAATATGTTTTAATATATCCTCCTGGGTCGACATTGTAGTAAACAATAGTTGTTGTTATAAAACAAAAAAACAATATAATCGATTTTACTCTTTCGTAGTTTATATTGAATTCCTCTACATATTTTTGTTTACTTGTTTTATAAAACATATAAATTGTCAATAATATTGATATTGGTGTAATTATATAGGCATAAGTATTAATGGTATCATTTGGCATCAATCTAAAAAATAAAATTAAAAAAAATGTGTAACATACCAGCATTAATATATCAGGTATCTTGAAAAAAAAATCTTTTACTTCTGTTAAGTTATCTAAAAACATTACACATATAACAACAATTACGATAGCAATAAATAAAAGTAAAAAGACATCCGATGATGTCCCGCTGTTTGTAGAATCTGAAGTAGAATCAGACGAACTAAGATTTACACGAAATATAATTAAAAATGTAAAAATTACAAGTAATATAATTATTATAATGAAGGGAGTGAATACTTTTGGTAACCCTATTTTATGAAATATATCATCTGCCTTTGTATTTGTATTTGTATTTGTATTTGTATTACTCATAATATTATAATACAATAATATTATTTTCTGTAAATTTTATGGTAAATTTTATGGTAAAGTATTTATAGTTAATTATATAAATTTTTTGTAATTCATATAATATATTATTTACATATTTTCGCTTGCCGTCTTTTTGCCATGACAGTTTCTACATAATGCTATCAAGTTTTGAATATCATTACCACCTCCATACTCCAGTCGCACTCTGTGGTCAATTTCAAAAGTATGGTCTAGCTGGCATTTACATTGTCCACACTTCCAATCCTGGTTTGAAGCTACATATTTCTTTTTTGTTTCACTTACAGAACGTTTTGAACCATTTTTGCCTGAACTTGTTATTCTTCTTTCTGATGAATTACATAAACCCCGACCTATATTTTCGTCAATATTATTAAAAGATTCCATAAAACTTTTATTATTTGTAGCAGTAAAATCAATTATCGGGCTTAACATATCAACAGATGTTTTATCTAATGGCATAAATTTTACTACATTATTCGCATATAATAACATATTTCGTCCTTGTGATGGGTTGCGTTTTAATAATATATATATACCTACCCCTAAACAAGCATAGAATATCATCTTATAGTATTTTTTAAAAGATAGTAGCATCTTTGTATATTTTCCATCATGATAAGCATTATATATAAAAAAAGCTGTTAGTCCTAATACAAATATTTCTAATCTCATATATTATTAGATAATAATAAATAATATATATATTTTATTAATTCATTTGACTTACTGCGTCTGGCGGCATTACCATCATCATGGACTTAGTGTTTGATGAAACATTCTTTAATAATCCAAAAAATAATAGCAACATCATGAAATAAGGAAATAAAACTAA